AACGAGTCCCAGTCTCCTCCCATTTTTGTAATCTTTTCTTTTGATTTGTTTAGGTGTTTTGAAATTCTTTTATTGAAAATATCTTCTATTTCTTCAGATGTTACACCTTTAGACATTCTTTTTTTATCTTCATCACTAAATGTAGACATATTAATACCCCATCCGATATTCTTCTCTTCGTTAACTCCTACGTCAAAAGGAAACCATAATTTCTTTTTTTTGTCGTATCCTTTGTTTGATGAATTTTCACTAGATTTTAATTGAGAAGAGAAACTTTGATATGATTCATTAGACACATTAGGGTTTATTGATTCTGTTGAGTTTCTCTCTTTGTCAACCAATGTTTTTGCTGCTCCCGATATTGTTGACCAAACACCAGAGGTGTTATTTTGAGGTGTTTCTAAAGGTTCGGCTTTTTTTTTACCTCCGTCAAGATACATTTTACCTCCTTTTTTAAAAGAAGTAACCCTTGGCACTATAAGAGGGTGATTTATACGTCCAGCTCCATACGGAGTTAATCCTTGATATCCACCTCCTGCTCCTCC